GTGTAGGGTACCAATAGAGAGCTGACCTGAGTTAGTTAAACTTTACGACCAAATTTTCACTCGGGTAGAGGAAGATACTTTTTAGGAATATCTTTTCTACTTCGAAGTGAGATTTGTCCATGGGTCTGTGGGATAGAATATATATTCCGTCACACAGTATCAATGTAATCGTATCATTGAGAACCCGTCAGATCGTTAAACCCCAGCGGTTGTTGTCATACGAACTCTCAATTAGGATCTACATGCACATAGCGAGGAGGGCTTAACACCTCATCAGCTTCTGTGTATGTATCAAATAATCGAGATTCGGTGACTATATCCTGAGGACTAACTATTGGAGTATTACCACTGTCTAGACTGCTTGGCGATTGTCGAGGCTTAAAACCTCACCGATCGTGATAGAATGGTTTCTGAAATGAATCAAATCATTTCACAACCATCAGAAACTCTCGGATAGGACGATCACTCACTCTGTGGGTTGGTCAATAGTCAACTGGGATTTCTGAAGCAATATCATCATAACTGAACAATCAGTCTAACGCCCTATAACATTTAGTAAAGTAAGGATCGGTTGAATGGTTAATTTCCATAAAACCTTTCCCTAAGTCATGCTCACGCAGACTTCGCGGTAGTTGAACCACAGGTTCTCTATCAACTGATTTAGATAAATGTGAATAATTCATATTTAATCTAAGAAATCAAGATAAGCCTTCGGCACCTTTAGTCTCATCATGGACTTCTCAGTCCATAGGAGCTATCAGATGCTTAAAGCTGATCTTTGATTTAAACACTTGATTTGAACCCGGATCTACTTCCGTGACTTCAGTTAAATGTGAAGGGTGATAAGACAATGGTTTCCCATCGAAAGGCTTAAACGGCTCTCGAAGGGATCCAGTAGACTCAATCGCTTTCTTGTACTTCTCCGCTGCTTTATAGTATCGTGCAATTTGGTAATTACACTCACTTTTAATCACTTCGAAGACGAACCATCACACCATATGAGTGGGGTCCTCCGGGATATCTCACTTCGAGTTTCATCCAGACGACAATAGTCAGTCTCGAGAACTCAATGGGAAACATCCTTTTGGAGATCTCATTCATATGAGGAGGGTTCGCAGGCGACGGGGTAGGTTAGAGAAAAGAGCTGTTACGGCTCTACTCTTAGCTTTATACCCGTATCCCAAGAACGTTAAAATCCGAGTTAATGATAGAGAGTGAATTTTTACAAATTCACAAACTAGCAATGTGGAAGAATACGTTGCAATACATTCTTTCATGGGGAGCATATCTGCTCTTCCAGAAGGAATAAAGTATTTCTTCGCAAACTCCACAACAAATTGACCTTTCGATACAATAGATTTTGCCAGACCGGCTTTAACACCGATCTGTTGCAAAAGCTGCATGTACTGAATTGCCACATGGCGATTTGCGATAACTATGTCATCACCGAGTATTGCATACTCAGTGAATAATAGTTTCACGGGTCGTCCCAGTTTATAAGCCCGTAAAGCTGCTCAGTGAACTATGGCGTGATGCGTCAATGCTAACATCGCTCAAGATGAAAGTGCTCCCATGGGTTGACCTACTGTGTAGGTAACTCATTTAGGTAGATTTTCTGGAACGTCAAACCCCGGATTAGGGGGAAGAGTTATTTTATAAGCTCTTTTGACTAACAGATCAGCTCATTCCTGAGCTGCTTCAAACGGTTTCGGAAGACCACCTCATTTCAAGACATGTCCCATTAACGGGATCTGTAATTGAATAGGCAATCTATCCGTAGCCGCCGATAAATCTATAGAGTAGTATCACCTATTAAAAGGTGATAACCACCCTAAGCGCTCCACTGGACGTGTTTGGTTAAAAGTTCCATCCATAGGTATTTTACGAAGAATCGTAAAAATACTATCATGGATGGGCTTCATAACCCATTGAGTAAATGCATCCACCATAGCAAAAACACGAATCTTACCAGCAGCTTCGATCTTAAATCCAAGCTTGGCAAGACCGTGAACCCCAAATTCACCACGTTTAACGCCTGATCCTTCCTTGATCATTTGCTTTGAATCTTGGAAGTGTCATTCGTTAGACGCGGCTCAACCAATACGTTCCATCATAGGATGAAACTTTTGGCCATCCCTCTGAGCTCATTTATTTAAAAATGAACGGAGGATCGGAAATAAATCCGAACCAACTCATTGCTTTCCAGCACGAACTAATGAGTAAAAAGATGTTGAGACATGAGATCTCTCTATCAATTTACCATTATCGTCCCGGATCTCACCAATTGTATTAGGTGAGGACTTTGAGATTGGAA